ACGCGATCTGCTTCGCCAGCCAATTCGTAAAGACGGAAACCCTGCGCCTCCAGAACACGTTTGGCGATGCCATCCGTGGCCTGAATGTCTACGGTTTCCTCACGACGAAGCCGCAGGCACTGATCGACGCGCGGTTCCACAAGTAACCCTGTAATGATGCCGGCGGCCCCAGATGGGGCCGCTTTCATCGGAGAACAAACATGGCAACTTTTGATTTGACCCTCAACAACGAAGACCACAAAATGTTCGAGACGAACATGGGTGGCGGTCTTCGAGTAGTAACGAAGGTGTTCGACGCCAGCAAGAAGGAGCTGGCGCAGAACGACATCGTGGAGCTGATCCCGGTCGCCATCGGCGACATGGTACTCAGCGTTACCTCACGAGTCGTTGTCGTCGATGACGCCAACACCTTCGATGTCGGTGACGGTGACCAAGTGGACAATTACGTGGATGGGGATGTAGCCGAAACCCTAGGCTATTCGCTGTCCAGCTTGGCTGGTGCCGAAGTTGGCGGCATCCCCAAGGTCTACGCCGCCGCCGATACCATTGACCTAAAAACGCTCGGCGCCGCCGCAGTCGATACGCTCAAAGTCGAAGTCACGGCCTTGATCCTCAATCTGCAACCGCGCGGGTAACTGGTGAAGGGGGCGATAGCCCCCTCTGCCTCGGAGAAAAAACATGAGACACGAACAGTTAACCGTCGGCGAACTGACGGTGGATTTACCCGGCAAGAGTCTTTTCGGGCTCGGCGCCAAAAACGGTGCAACCGTCAGCGTCGAGGAATTCGGTGATGGCGTCATGCACAAGACCGTCCTGACCTGCACGGCGCTGCCGATCTCCATTGCCGATGATGCCGCGGTGGCTCAGTTCGGTGGCGTGAAGGTTTATGACTTCCCGGCAGGGTTGATTATGACGTTGGGTGCTGTCATCGATGGATCGCTGACCGGCTATGCCTCGCTGATCGATACATTCGCAGGCGGTGTTGCGTTGGGAACGGCAACAGCGACGACAGGGGCTACGTTGACCGGCACGGAAGCAGACATCATGCCGGAAGTTGATGTGGCAGCGGCTGTTGCGGAAGTTGCAGTGTGCGATGCGGTGTCGGTTGCAACCGCATTGACGGAGAGCGGAGCCCGTCATTTCGATGGCACCGCAACCGCGATAGATATGTTCCTCAACTTCGTCATCGACGACAACGCGGCACATGGCGCTGGCACGGCGACGTTTACCGGGACGATTACGATTCACTGGCTCAATCTCGGCGATAAGTAATCTGTTAGAACATAGCCGGCTTCGGCCGGCTTTTCTTTGAGAGCGTATCCATGAAATTTCTGAACCGCTTTAACCGCGTGCTGTCCGTGGGCCGCGAGAATTATCTGCGCGTGTATCCGAATCCTGGATTCGGCATCAGTTTCGGGAGCCGGCGCATCGCCGTCAGTTGGTACGGTGGCTACGAGGTATTTAAGCGGCATCCCCAGCTTGTGTGGATGCGCTCATACAGTCTGTTCAGCCGCGTGCAGCGGCCGGGAGGTAACTAATGCCACAGTTCGCGCGTCCAAATGCCGATACCCTGATCGGGAATTACTCGGATGAAGCCGCTGGCGTCACCGATATCTTCCAAGCCATCGACGAAGCAAGTGCCAGCGACGCCGATTACATCCGTTCTCCCGCTTCCCCCGTCAATGAAGTCTATGTCTGCGCGCTGTCGAGTATTACCGATCCGGTTTCGTCCTCGGGTCATACCATGCGCATGCGTACCGCCGTCGATCTGGCCAGCCAGGAAACGCTCGACTTCACGCAGCAGTTGCGTCAGGGATATGTGAACGAAGGAACACCAGGCACCCTGATAGCCTCTCAGTCCCGCAACGGCGTGACTTCGACGGCATTCACCGATTCCGCGTATACGTTGAGTGGGGCCGAAGCGGATGCGATCACGAATTATGCGTTATTGTTTTTTAGATTCGTGTGCAATAAACCTTGAGCACAGAAGCACAAAGAGCTAAACGGCGCGAGTACATGCGCGATTGGAGAGAGCGGAATCGTGAATCTTATCGTGCTTATCTAAAAGAGTACTGTCGTAGACCAGAAGCGCGAGCCAAAGATAACGAATACCATCGAAGAAAAACAGCCGCCGCAAAGGCGACAGTTTTAGCGCATTACGGAAATAAATGTGTTTGCTGCGGAGAAACAGAACCGATGTTTTTAACTATCGACCACATAAATGGTGGCGGCCGGCGGCATCGAGCAAGTATGCGCGAAGCCAATATCCACCGTTGGCTAGTCAAAGCTAACTTTCCTGTCGCGTTCCAACTCCTGTGCTACAACTGCAACTCTGGACGCTATCGTAATGGTGGCGTCTGTCCGCACGTAAATACGCCGTAAAGGAATCGTCCTATGGCCGACACCAAGGTATCGGCGCTGGCGGCGCGTGTCCCCAAGGAATGTCAGAGGTTTTTGTGTTGCGGTTGCCGGCGCGAAAAGCCCATGAGCGAGGCGCATGCCAGTCCGGATAGCTGGCCGCACAAGCAGTTGTTCGACGCGCATCTGTCCGATGGACGGTTGGTGAAAATGCTGAAGTGCCGGGAGTGCGTCGCCGGTGGCCGCTAAAACTCTTTATTTCCGCAACGTACAGGGCGGCGCCCCGGCTGGATCGTGGGAGTTGCGTGAGACCGCGCCCACTGGGGCTGAGGATGCGACTTCTGAGCACGGTTCCTGTACGGACTGCGGTGGGGCAGGAGGTAATCGCAAAGCGGTCCTGATTAAGCCGGGGGTGAGCAATTCAACCTTCGTCACTGGTCTGCCTGATACTACGGCCCCACCAACCACGGGGAATCGCTTCGGATGGTTCAGCGAGAGTTCATATAACGGCACGTTTGCCAGTGCGGCTTGGACGGTACAGGTACGGTCTGATGACAACCGGGCGCAGATTACTGGCGAGCCGATTCTCAATGTCTACAAGTGTACTGAAAAAAGTTTCGTTTCCGGCACTTGGACATTCCTGTTTCAGACAACCGAGGCATCAGCGGCTGATTGGTGGGTCAACGCCACCGCCACGATCAGTTGGACGGAGACACCCGCTCAAATCACGCTGAGCGATGAGTTTCTGTTCGTCAATGTTTTCTGTCACGAGCACAGCAGCGCTTCCGGGTTCCTGCACCATTTCCGCATGGAGGGTTCGGCCCTCTCCGAAGCGCAGGTCTCGAAGATCGTCACCAGCGATTTTACCAGCCCGGCTTCGCCAACACGTGGACTAGTTTCATGGGCGGAACTGGAAGCGCCAGGAGTTGCAACCCGCGGCCTTATCAGTTTCACCGAGATCGAGACACCGATCGCATTGACACGCGGTTTGGTGTCGTGGTCAGAACTAGAGTCCCCGATTGCCCTGACTCGTGGCCTGATTTCATGGTCCGAGCAGGAGGTTCCGAGCGCATTACCAGACCCGACACGCGGATTGATCGGCTGGGCCGAGCAGGAAGCTCCATTCGTCCAGACGCGCGGACGAGTCTCATTCTCTGAGTTTGAGGCGCCCATAGCCGCTACCAGAGGCCGAATCAGCTTTACCGAATTTGAAGCCGCTTTTGTATTGACGCGCGGCCTGATGAGTTTTACCGAACTCGAAACACCGCTGGCACCCACCAGAGGCTTGTCGAGCTGGCAGGAATTCGAAACGCCATTATCTGCCACGCGCGGGCAGATTTCGTTCGCGGAGTTCTCCGTCGGTAGTGGTGATGTGGTGACGACTACCCCCATCCCTGTATTCGGATATTTTGTCACGCCACTGCGCCGGCATAGAAATTGTCAACCATGAGGATATGTTATGGCTAATGCCACCGGTTTACTCGTCGTTAAGGAAATCACGCCCGTCATCGATACCGCGATCTACGCGGCCAACGATGTATTGTTCGTGCCCATCGAAATCGTGGACGCCGGCCGTGTTGCTGGCGCCAACGTCGTGTTGAACGGCATCGTTATGCTCGACGAGGACGATGAGACTGCATTCGCCTTCGATCTCGTGTTTTTGCGCAGCAATGTATCGCTCGGCACACTGAATGGGGCCGTCGATATTTCGGACGCCAATGCAGCGGAAGTTCTTGGTGTCGTCAAGGTCGCGGCAACCGATGTCGAGGATTTGATAAACAACATGCTCTATTTCAGGAATGGTTTGGGCCTGCAAATGCAACTGGCGGCGGCCTCCAAAAGTCTGTGGGTTGGCGGAATCCTGCGCAGCGCCACGCCGACGTTTGCGGCGGCGACCAATCTCAAGCTGAAACTCGGCATCACGCAAGACTAAGCAACATTTTTCAACTCACATCGGAGAATACCCGTGTCTGAAAAACATCCAGTAGACAGCATGAAAAAAGATGAAGTCGTTAACTACGCCCTGGCAGAATTCGGAGTCGAGCTCGATCCGCATCGTCCGCTCAAGGAATTGCGCTCCGAAGTCAAGACTTTTGAAGCCAAGCGGAAATCGCCGGGCGAAAAGAAATCGTCCCAAAGCCTCAAAGACGTGAAGTATCTCAAGCATCCGACGAATGGGCGCGTTTTCCCATCGACGCCGCATCTGTTGTCACGCGGCGACATGCTGCCATGCGACAAGAGTGGCAAGCGCGTGCGGGTTGTCGAGGACGAAGAAACCGCGGAAGACGGCGAGTAAGCGATGGGTCTGATCGCCGTCAGCAGTATCTTTGCCGATGTCAGGAATACGCTTAACGATGAAGGCAGCGTGTTGCGCTGGGAAGACGCTGATCTCATCAATTATTACAACGACGCCATCAATCAGTTGGCTTTGGTCCGTCCGGATTCCACGGCGGTCCTGGCCACGCTTTCCCTTGTCGCCGGCACCAAGCAGGCGTTGCCTGCTGGTGGACTGCGCCTTATCAAGGCCACGCGCAACATGGGCGCCGGTGGCGCGACGCCTGGCGCTCCGGTATATCGCGGCGATGAATTGTCGTTGGGGCTGTTCAAACCGGACTGGCATTCGCAGGCGGCTGTCGCAGCTCCGACAACCTATTTGTACGACGACCGTGATCCCAAGACAATTTGGTGCGAACCGCCGTCAGACGGCACCGGTAAATGGGAGATCGTGCATTCCACGATTCCGACGGCGTTGACCGCAGCCTCTCTGGCGGCTGGTGCGCTGGTGTCGGTTGACGACGTGTATGTCGGCGCCGTCAAGCAGTGGATGTGGCACCGTGCCTTTGGCGTGGAAATCAGCTCATTGTCGAGCCAGAACTTGTCGCGCAATTATGAACGCGCCTTCTATCAATCGCTCGGCGTGAAATATCAGGGCGACCGCGCGGTATCGCCGAATACTCCGCAACCCATGACTCAGATCGTGGCCGGTGGCGCATGAGCAAGGCATGGTCGTTGTATCTTCCGGAGGTATTGCCGGAGGTCGAGAATTGCCCGCAGATCATGGCGGTCAACGCCGTGCGCAACGCCGCCATCGAATTCTCCGAGAAGTCGTGGGCCTGGACGTTTGAATTCGCGCCCAGCGGCGGATCGTTGGTAGCGGATCAGGCGACGTACACGATTACGCCTCCATTCAGTGCGCCGCAGGATTGCAATATTCTCACCCTGGCGCGGCTTGGATATTACGCCGTCGATGCCACGAAACCCCAGGATGTTCCGGGCCCGTATTCCGAAGCCGAGCTGGACCGCTTGCGGCCGGGTTGGCGCGAAGAAGAATCGACGGGCACGCTCAATACCGTCAGTCTGTTCACGTACAAGGATTTGACGCTACGCATCATCCCCATTCCGGTCGTCAACCAAGCCGATGCCTTGGTCGCTACCGCCGTATTGAAACCAGCGCGTGCCGGCACGGCCGGACCAGATGTGTTGTACGAGGACTGGCTGGAGGCCATCGCGCACGGCGCGAAATGGAAACTCATGGCCTTGCCGAAGAAGGAATGGAGCGATCCCGATCTGGCCGGATATCACGAAAAAGAATTCAGGAAAGGCATTAACAAGGCGCTGGCCCGACAAATCAAAGGCGGTGGCCGTCAATCGGTGACGGCCTATCCGCGCGAATTTGGAAGATAGATATGTCACTTGACAGACGAATACTGTACGCAAACAACGCCAAATCGACATTGGCCGCCGGTATCGGCACGACCGATCTGGCGTTCAGTTCCCAGCCGGGAGAGGGCTTGTTGTTCTCGAATCCTTCAGGCGCTGAATGTTTTCTGGTTACGTTCAGAGATGCATTCGGTAACTATGAAATCATGGTTATCAGTGCGCGTTCAACCGATACCTTCACGGTGTTGACGCGCGGCGTCGATGGCACGAACGCTCGGTCATGGGTGGCCGGCGCCAAGATCGAGCAGCGCGCGACCGCGTTAATTCTGAATCAACTTGTCTCCCAGGTTGGGCAAAGTGTATTTGCCGTCGGCGGCGGCACCGGCAACGCCATCACCGCTGCTTTCGACCCACCATTCACTGCATTGATAAATGGCATGGAAGTCCGCGTGCGGGCGCCAGCCGCGAATACCAGTGCTGCCACGTTCGCCATCGACGGGCTCGCCGCCAAGACCATCGTAAAATTCAACAATTCCGCGCTCGTTGCCAACGATATCGTCGGCGTCAGTCATGAACTGCTCCTGCGTTACAGCTCTACACTGGATAAGTTTTTGCTGTTGAATCCCAATCCATTTTCGGTGCCAGTGCCTATTACTTTGGGCGGAACGGGACAGATCACGGCCAATCTCGCGCGCGTCGCGTTGCTGGCGATGGGAAAGATTGGATTACAGAGCGCCAATGTCAGCAGTCAGCCGGTAACCATCGACAGCACGTTTTGTCCGCTGAACATGGGATCGGTTTTGACGGGAGATCAATTTTTACTCATTGGCTGGGGACAATTCACGAAAGGCGGAACTCTGGGAGATAGCAGCATGGGTTTTGGCCCGAAATCCGGAACCGCCACGGGTTCATATTTGGGGAGTTCGAATCAGTATGCACGTTTCCCTAATCATCCAGCCAGTAAATCATGGGGGGCTTTTTTTGCAACACTTTATAACGTGTCTGGCGACGGCACCCTGACGTTTGATATCAATGCCAGCTCTGCCGGTAGCGACGGCACAGACGGATTTTTTGCTCAGCTGGCGGTAAAGATTTAGGGGTCAGGTGATGGATAAAGAAGAAATCAAATGCGCCGTCGCCGAAGTCTTGTGCGAGCATCGCTCGATCAGTGCTGAGACACATGTCATCCATCATCAATTCGTCGAGGCAATGATTGCCAAAAGAGTAAGACACGCACGGTTGAAAGAGAAGGTTATCGGCCATGTATTCGGATGGGGCGCGATCACGGCTGTCGCCGGCATGGGGTATGCGATTTGGGAATTCATAAAACAGCACGTGCGCTGATGGACGACTTCGACAAGGCCATCATTTTCGTGCTGCAGTGGGAAACCGCTGGCGGAACTAAAATCCGTCATCGCGGAGCCGGTGAGGACTTCGAGACTATGTACGGATTCAGTCAACAGGCCCACCCCGAGATCAACTTCGACACCTTCACCAAAGACCAGGCACGTGCGAAATACCTCAACGATTATTGGGAACGATACGGTTGCGACGAGATGCGCTGGCCGTTTAATTTCGTTCATATGGACTGCTGCGTGAATGTCGGCAACGAAACCGCCGGCAAGTGGCATGGGCGGGCCAATATGATTCTGCAACGCGCGCTTGGAATTAAGCCCGACGGCGATATCGGACCTATTACGCGCGGCCGGATGCGCGAGGCCGTAGCTCTGCCGCTGGCGGCCCGGATGATCGTGCAGCGCCAGAAATATTACCGGACATTGGCAAAGAAATGGCAGGACACAAACCTTAACGGCGTGCTCAACCGCGCCGAAGCCTTGTTACTGGAGATTATGTTATGAGATTCGTTCCAGGTATACGCGATATCCGCGGTCGTGAATCCACGACATTGTTTTTCGTCTACATCTCCTGGCTGTTGCTGGTCGTGAAGTTTGCTGTAGGCGGTTTCGAGACGCCGTTCGGCACCATGCCGGTGATCGGCGCCACCGAGTTCGGTATCGCTGTAACCGCGATTCTGGCGATATGGACGGCGCGTGAATACAAGGAAAAAGACATCATTCAAAAACAGTCAGAACAAAAGCATGGAATCTTGTAGGAGTAAACCATGATCGAATGGCTCCAGAATTTATTCATCACCATCGGATTCGGACCCGTTATCGACGTGGCCGCAGCGCACGGCACGATCACGCAATGGGTCGCGGCATTGATGGCGGTCGTCGGCCGCGCTTATCTCGCGTTCGCGGTCACGATGAGACTGCCGAAACTGATTACCAAACTCCCGGTTTCCATGCAGTACGTCGCTTTCTGGATCATGTATCGCCTGCGCAACATGGCGGTTGCCATCGACATGCTGGCCTGCTCCGTCATCTTTCTGCCGTGGTCCATGCCGCGTGAAACCGTGTCGGGGCTGTTCGGTCGCTGGCAGGTTACGGGGAATTTATTGCAACGCATCATCGGTAATGTCGGTGGTGTGGCCTTGCACGTATTCGACCGCGATCACTGCCTGAAGGCGTATGCAAAAGAATTCGTCATGCGATCATATGAAGATGGCAATACCACGAATCAATATCCAGATCCCGATGTTTTCGGTGAGTAAATACATTGCCCTGTTTTTTGGTTTTCTGGCCGCCGTTGCCAGTGTCTTTGGCTTTTATCAGAAGGCCCGGCGCGAATCCGAAAAGCGTCGTGGTGTTGAAGATGCCCGCAAAATTGAACACGCGGCCACCGATGCGCTGACAGAAGGATTAATCCGTGAAGAAAATGAACTTGCTCTTGCTCGCGCTCGCCGTGATGAGCGGCTGCGCGACAGCGCTGACAAATCCTAACCTGCCGCTGCCGCCGCCGATAACGCCGGTGGCCGAGTCCGAGTACGACTGTGTTCGACCAGCGGCATTCGATTATCTAATTCGCTTGAAAGAAAGGGTAAAGACACTAGAAGGAATTATCCGATCAACACGTTAGGTGGTTCTCGCCAAAATTTGTGTGTTTTGACGCGAATTATTGTTGATTTTGAAACATCAAATTGTTTAGCGAGTAGCGCATTCGGTAGATCGCTTGCGCGTATCTCATTTACAAGGCGCCAATTAAGTTTTGCTTTTGGGTGGTTTTCGTGCTTTGGAGTACGCCCACGCCCTTTGCGGTCTCTGTCTCTCATGTTCTCTTGCCTTGTGCCGAGAAATAAGTGATCTGGGTTTATGCATGTTGGGTTATCGCACTTGTGGCAGATGTTCATGCCATCTGGAATTGAACCATGAATATGTTCATACATGCATCTATGCGTTAAACGATTGGTTTTTTTGTTTATGGTAATGCGCCCATAACCACCTTTAT